GGAAAGGGAGAAGGGGAAAGATATAAAAATTTCCCGACAGGTTTTAAAGCCCGACCATATGTTCTTAATGCTTTAGCAAATCCTTGTTTATGAACTTTTCCGCCACTATAGCCCGCCCCTTGTATTTTATTAATAGCAACATCACGAGCAGCAACAGCGACAGGTTCTAAAAATTTACCTACAGGTTTTAAAGCCCGACCATATGTTCTTAATGCTTTAGCAAATCCTTGTTTTTTTACTTTTCCGCCACTATAGCCCGCCCCTTGTATTTTATTAATAGCAACATCACGAGCAGCAACAGCAACAGGTTCTAAAAATTTACCAACAGGTTTTAAAGCCCGACCGGTTGTTCTCATAAATTTAGCAAATCCTTGTTTTTTTACTTTATTTTGACGACCACCAGTCATTGAAATAAAATCAAATTGTTCATCATCTGATTCTGAGTCATCATCTAAATATTCATTATCACTATCACCAGAAACAGCGAGAGTAGAGGGATATGCATAATTAACCATTCCAGGAAGAACATACTCCCGCAATCTCCTTCCACCAAAGAGGGTCGGTTGTGTTGTAGTTTGAATATATCTCTGGTTTGTTTCATCAATCTCGTTTGCGATCATTCTATTGTAATCTTGCATTTATATATATATATATATATATAAAATTATTAAATAAAAATATCATTATTAAATTAAAAATTTTTATATTATTTTGTTTATAATAAATGTTTTGATAATCTACCACCGCTGTAGCCCCCTCCACTCATAGCCCCACCAGAACCAGAAGCACCGCGACGATGTCTAAATTTTCTCACAAGTTGAGCAAGACCAGCTAAGTTTGCATCATCCATTCTCCCGCCTACGAGGCGAGAATATTCATGAGTATCAATAGCCGCAACGGCATCTTGTGATTTTGTCTCCAATATTTTTTGTTTAGTGAGTAATCCAATATTGAATTGAGATGCCCCTTGCATAGTTGAAAATATTCCACTATTGCAACATATAACGCAAATTTCAGGTAATACATCTTCTTTGAACTGATTTGAAACATTAATATTAAATTGTAGTTGAAATTGACCTAATGATCCATTAGATAAGAAATCAGGAAGATTAAAATTTTTAGCAGGATCAAGAACAAGAAGAGAACCACCAGTACCAATAAGAGAAATATGTCCTGTAGTAGCACCTTCTCCGTTTATTTTTGCAGCAGAAACACGACCCCCAAATTCGCTCCAGTTTTGATTAGATCCATTCATTACAGATATTTTATATAAATCTTGAGCTTGACAGGCACTAAGGAGACCAGAAACATTGTTAAATGATACAGAAATTGAATTAATGGTAAGGAATGCATCGGGGTCTTTAATGGTTTGACTTGACATTTGCTTTCTTACCATAATTAAAATTTTATCTGGAATAACGTTAATTTGTAGCGATGTAGATGTTAAAGTTTGAGTAGTATATACACCAGCAGTGGCAGGAACAACTGAAAAATCAGGGGCTACATATGCAGGCATCGGGGCATTTTGTGTAGGATTTGATAAGTATCTAGGTACATCATAATATGGCAATACATTACGCGATTTAATTTTAGCATATTGAGATGGTTGAAGAGTTAATAAATTTAATAGAATTTGAGGGGCAACAAATGGTTGTAAATTTACACCACCGATAGTACAGCCCGGAGAAATAGTTGTTGTATAAGCCCCCGCCCCAGCATACGCAATACCAGTAAGAGATGCAGACATTAAACGAGAGAAACTACTATCGATATTGAGAGTAAAATTCATATTATTAATACCTAATAAACCGGCTTGATTATTACCATATGGAGTAGAAGTAAAAGGAGATAAACAAAGCATCGGTTCGGTGACTGTAATAGATAAACCAATAAGAAAGACATCAGTAACATTTGCAGAAATAACGGAATGATCGATAAGACCACCAGCCGCATCATAGTGATCAATTTGATAAGCATTAAGAGGGAAAGCACCACGAGGGACAAAATCACTATCAAGTGGCGAAAACCCATAAGAATTTAGAGGGTTATTACTATAACTTATACCAGTAGCAGCAACACCAGTAGTAGCTTGCATATCATTATAGTCAGCGAATGCACCATCAAGAGCAACAGGGGTCATTGATCTATATCTATTTAATTCTCGTCTGTCATAAAGGCGTAAAATTGCTGGCAATACATCCTTTTGATTAACACTGGTGTTAGAGTTATTAATAGAACATGATGCCGTATTTATAAGATGGTTAAAAGGGAAGGCTTGAAATGCATTTAGACCACCATAAGCAAATGCAGGTTCAGTCGCAGGAACACCAGTTACCCTGACTGTACAGTTGATTGTAGTTCTGAAAAGGATATTTTTATCAATAACTATTTGTTCCGATGGAACTATTACATTGAAAATTAAAGAAGAAGATGATGCAGAAGTTGCCGCGAATTGTTGATATGTAGATTGAGCCGCCCCCGCTACTACGCCGTAGGTGACTTGGTCTGTAATTTGTAATCGGGAATCTTCAATTAATACTGTTGCGAAGTCTGACATTTTAATATATATATATATATATATATATTAAATTATTTTTAAAAACTTTTAATTTATATTAATTTATATTAATTTATATTAATAACTTTTTTATAGTAAATAATATTAATTCTTATAATATTATTATTTATCTTTTTGAATCACTTGTCTTTTTTGTAAATAATAATTTTAAAGTGCATGAACCACCAGACGGGAGTCTTAATGGAACTAATACCCCGATTCTATCTTTATAAAAAACTGATATATCTACATTATATAAACTTTTATTGCCGGTTAGTGAAATTAATCTATATTCTGCCGTCGGGTTATAAACTAAAAATGGAGTATATTGTGCATCATCTGCGACGATATCAGTAATAACGGGCGATATATTACTATTATTGCTATTAGATACAGTAACACCATTAATAAAGATTTGTGGAGCACTCACTTGTGAAGGTATAATAGGAAGAGTAGAAGAACAGAAGACAATGCTAGTAACAGGAGACCAAGTCGGGATCGATGAGTTTTCTTGAAAAACTTGAATTGCGGTATAAACTGGAGCAGAAGGCGGGAATTGAGTAAGAGTAGAACCGCCGAAGGTATCAGTTTGTATCTCGAATTGCTTACCAAAACCGCCACCCGTAGCACTATTAATATAAACTGGTAATGATCCAAATAAATTATACATTGAAGGATTCATATACATTTTAATGGGTAAAGCTAATGCAGACGAATATCCCGCAACATCACAATTTAAAATAAATATTTTACTACCGGAGTCATATGTAATAACTGGAGGATATGCAGACGGTAATACATCACCACCTGCAACGACTAAATTATTTAAATCAGTGTATGCGGTTGCTAATGCTATATTTACTAAATATAAAAAATATTGAATTTGATAAACACTATAATATCCGGTTGAGTTATCTTGTAATTTATCGACGGTAATGTTAGGTGGTGCTGGTAATGGTGCTAATCTATTTTGAGGAACAAATTCAACGAAAGTCTGCGGCCCATTATATAAAGTTGCCCCGCTATCCCACGCTAATGTAAAAGAGTAGACGGTTAAATTAATATTTGGTTGATTCACTTGTATCTCTGGAATTATAACAGGAATAATGCTACCCGTTTCAAGAGAGAAGCGAATAATTGACAAATAATAATCTTCTGGATTATCAAGGAAAGGGATGGTACGGGCTTCATTAAAATATAACGGGGGAGGAATGGTTGTAGATGTATCTAAATTTGAAATTAAAATATCATAATAAATTTTATCTGCACCTACTTTTTTAATTGACATTATATATATATAATTAAGAATATAATTTTTTATTTTTAAAATAATAAATTCTTATAATATTATTATTTTTAATATCATTTTTTAGATTATTTATTTAGATTATATTATAAAGCATTTAGATTATATTATAAAGCATTTAGATTATTAATAATATAATCATAGATTATATATATTAACAAATCTAATCATATATAGGTTATTTTTGATAATAATTTATAAATTATTATTAATAAAAACCTATATATGATTAGATTTTACTATAATTTAATCTTTGATTAATATATATAATAATCAAACTATATAATATATCATTTTGATTATCATTATAAAATAATCAAACTATTAATATAATATTTTTTAATTAAAATATTAAATTTTTAATTAAAATATATTCTTATAATATACAATGTCAAAAGAGATTATAAAAAGAGAACACTTACAAAAATATAAAATAGAATTAGCAAGGATGATCAGCGACGCGGATTTTAAATGCGTCTTTGGTGATACAATTAAAATCTTAAAATATGGCGAATTGGCAGAATATAATACTATTTATGATTTATTAAATTTAAATGATTTTGTTGTTGTCTTGACAGAAGACGCACCGGGGCAGGGTCATTGGTGTGCGTTATATAGAATGAAAGACGGAACCGTTTATTGGTTCGATTCTTATGGTGTGAAAGTAGATGGAGAATTAAAATTTATACCTTTATTCGTTCGTCAGATGCTGGGTTCAGATGAAAAACATTTAACAAGATTAATTAAGACGCTAACACCAGACGATAAAAAATTATTTAAATATAATGATATGGCAGTTCAATCAGATAAAGAAGGAGTCAATACTTGTGGCAGGTGGTGTATGATTTTTATTAAATTGTGTAAATTTGGGATGCCATTAGACGATATAATAACATTTATAGAAGATAAAGCAGATTTATATAATAAGCCTACTGATATTTTAGCCGTAGATTGGACTCCTGCTAGTGGTATTTAAAGATCATTATTATCATTATTTAATATAATATTATTAGAGCTTCCAGAGCTTGATAATGTTGAACTACTATTATCATCTACATTATAATCATTAATAGTTAATAAATCCTTTTTTATATTTTTATGCAATAAACTACTTTGTTCTGTAAGTTTAGTGTATTCAGAGAAACAAGTATCTAAAAATATTTTTGCGTTCTGTTCCTGAGGTTTTAAACTTATCATTTTAAATATATTAATACTTAAAATATAATATGATTTACTTAATGCTACTTCATCGTTAATATTTGATGATAAATTTAAATATAATTTTATTGATGACAAAATTGTTATTATCATAGATATTGAAGTCGTGATTATTATTCCATGATCTGGATTTATAACATTTAAAGATGAAAATGATGCACTAAAAACACTAAAGACAATTATAGGAACATCAAAGATGCGGGACATATTTGAAAATTCAATATATCGTTGCCGATGTTTATTGTGTAGTTGTGTTGAATTTATTTTTATTCTTTGTAATACATTTATTATACTTTCGGACCATATATTCATATTATATAATATTATATAATATAATTATAATTTTTTTAATTTAGTAGAACTAAAACTATAAACTCCCGCCCTTGCTATTCTATTGCATTTATGCTATTCTAACAGCAGATAGCCTAAAATTGGCAGAAAGCATCTTCGGGGCATTTCCAGAAAATATAGAAAACAAATTCGCATCTAATGTCGTTGCGGTAGTATAAGCGACGACGCCTGAAATATTATAATAATAATCAGTGTTTGGACCTGATGGCGGTGTACTTCTGTTGTTATATGCTGACGACGATATAGAAGCCCAAAAATTCTGGAAAGTATTTCCTGCTACTGTAGTTAAACCAATAGTACAAGATACTATATAAACACCAGCAGGAATAGATGGTATTGTTCCATAAACTTGTGATGCGCCTGATGTTAAATTAGCTCCATTAACAAATCCAGCCCCATTAGGTGTTGTAATAACATACATATAACCAATTGAACCAACTACAGTTGTTCCTGTTGTAGCACTATATGTATTAGAACTTAAATTAATAAATTGATTTACTCCTAGTGTAAGACCGCTTAATACTTTATTGTTCATATTAATACTTGTTGTTACTGCATCTGAACCAATAGATAACGCTCCTGATGCGTCTATTGTTGATGCTCTAAGACCTTTTATGCTTGTCGTAGATGTTGTCGATCCTATATTTATAGCATTTGCTCCAGTTGCTGCTGTCTGTATATTTGTAGTTCCTGTTCGTCCTGCTCCTGTAAATAAACTATATGTTCCACCTGTATTAGCTATATAATGATTGATAATAGATGACACACCATTTGATGTTAATGAATTATTCTGTAATGATGTAGCAGTAAGTGTTGTAGCTGCCAGTGTTCCTGCAACTGTTGTAATTATTCCTGCCCGTCCAATATTTATTGATGTTGCTTCAACTGTTCCAATTGTTAATCCACCTGCCGATTGTCGATCAATTGCTCCTGTCTGTACTCCTAATGAAAAATTATTAATTCCTGTCCATGTATTATCTGTAGTTAATAGAGATGTTCCACCTGATAAATTAGTATTTACAAATGAATAATATCCATCTTCAAAAACTGTATTTAACTTAACAGTACCCCCCATTCCTAGTCCTACTGAAATTACATCAACTAATAAACAATCAGTTAATAACATTGTAACAGGTGATGTAATAGCCAGAGACATATGAAACGCGTCGGGGGCTAATGCCGATGTTGCATTAACATCTGACGAGTCTCCTGATGTTCCAATTAATACTGCTACACCTACTAATGGTTGTTTATATAATTTAAAACTGTAAAATAATGTACCTGTACTACTTGTTGTGTATCCATATACAGTCATTTGCCATAAACCGATCGGTAGAATTGTTAAATTAGGAAATCCTGTAGGTGTTATAAATGATGCTATTAAAGCTGTTCCTAATGCTGTTGTTTGTTCTGTTTGTAAAGCTGCTGCCGATACTGTAGTTGATAAAATAAATGATCCTAGTTGATTAATTGATGGTTGTGATTTATTCAAATATAAATTTAAACCTGACCCACTATAATTTCCGATTAATGTATCGACATATCCTTTTGATGCTGCGTCATTTCCTAATAGAGGTGTAGGAACATGAGGCGGTAAATCAAATACTGCTTGTGAATATATATTTACATCACCTATCCCAAGAGGATCTCCAATATTTATATCCGCATTTGCTATATTTAGTCCTATGTTTAAATCTGTTGATGTATCTATACCAACTATTGTATTACCTATTATATGATGAACACCCATTGCTAAATCTGCTGAAGCGTCATTATCGACCAACATTACAGCACCTAAAGAAGGGGTCGCTCCTGCAGATATTAAACCTACTACTGTGTTATAATTACATAATTCTGATGATGTTGTTGCATCTATAGAACAAGTCGGGACTTGAGTTGAGAAATCAGTGTCGCCAATCATCGTTGTTGTTGTCGTCT